ATATGAAAGAGACCCTCCATAATTTAGCATCACCTCAAAGCACCAGGGCAGAATACAAAGAACCATTGAGAAGGCCATTCTCCTGGAATGAATTTTTCACAATGATTGTATCGGACTGGCGAGCGGGTAGATCTAAATGCCACTGTGGACATTTTACCGACTGTGCATATTGTGAAACACTACGCAGACAGGATAAGAGAAATAGGCTCCTTAATATTCAGCCTAACAGGTACGATAATGAATAACTCACCAAAGAAAGCCAGGGAGCGAATACTCCAGGACGTAACGATCAAGTGTCGTATGTGCGCATCAGATATGTTTGAGGTAATAGATCTATATGATAATACAGTATGTGGTTTTAGCTGTCCTAATTGCCCTAATTATATTCTTTATGAAAGTGTAACCACTGACCTGATTTAAATACCTCTTCAAAAATAAGTCTCAATGCCTGTCGGTGTTTATCGGAAGAAAAACAAGAAAGGCCGTTTCATGTACTTCAGGGACGGCAAACTTATTTCTAAGAAATCCTACGACACGTCAAAGTCGCGCAAACGATCCTCTACCAAAAAATATGGGGTCCGAAAGACTGCCAGACGGGCATACGTTCGCAAAAACAATTCAAGGAGAAAAATGAGAAAAGCAATTCCACATCCAAGCGTTACAGGTATGGCGTCTGGCTTAGCAATAGCTGCATACCTGAATAAAGGAATAGCAACCACAGGGACGGCAATAGGAGTGTCCGGTGCCGGTAAACTTGTTGGTGACGGAGTTATCAAAGATGTTACAGATGGTGAGCTTGGCAAAGCTTTCAATACATTATCTAGTAATGCAATTAATATGATAGCGTCCGATGCCGGACGAAAGACATTAGTTACTGCCGGAGGTATTGCGCTACTTGGCGCATTTGCAAGAAAGCAGTTTCCACAACTAAAACTAGGAGGATCTAAACTATACTTTAGATTGTAAACAAAATGTCAGTAACAACAATAACACGAACCTATGACAGCACGCCCACGGACAAAACCTATTTTTCGCTCACCGATAATATGTCAAGTTCGTCACTCGGTAATATACAGACGCCCCAGGGCGCCCAAAGGATCTCCAGGATTGACGTCGCTGTCGATGCTCCAGATACCAAAGGCTTTGTCCTGGCATGTCGATTGCTCGGATCTAATATGAGTGAACAAAACCTTACCCTGGCGGGCTCTTCTGGAGATATTGCGGACGCAGGCGGTACGCCTCAGTTCAATATGATCCCTACCAACTTCCCTGTTGTAGGTGTCAACAATATCGATCTACAAATTGCCTTTCAATTTACAACGGGAACCCCTACCGCTTCAAGCGCTAGTGTAACCTTGTATTTTGAATAGATCTAATGAATGGTTAAAAAGAATATAACAACCTTTCTCGGGCCTCAGTCAGGTTATTCAGTAGTTAAAGATAGAGTCTATGCTTACAGTGGTACTCAGACCTTAAGTGCGGGAACCTTTCGCACACAATTAGAATTTGCCACAGGGGATCATGTTTTAGATGTAGACTTTCAGTGGTCTAATACTGAAACCAATTCGACTAGGGACGTATACATAGATATATTATTTAATGGTAATATCGTTTTTAGGGGTCGTTGGGAGAATCCCAACATAGTCGAAAAAGGAGCTAATCCCGTTAGATTGATTATACCACCGTTTACATTTGTCGAATGCATGCAAAAGAACGACGGTACAACCAGTGGTTGTTTCCTTATGTCGGGCAATGTAGTATAATGCATGACCCTAGGACCTTCTAAATCAGTCTCCAGGGCCAAGGACGGTAAAATCTACGGTTGGTCTGGATCTTATGCGCTCACTTCTTCTGCAGTCACTCTTTTAGATTATACGAACCCTTCAGCATTTTATTTAACCAGGGTAACTTTAGGTATTGATTGGAGCGCGATCTCAGCAGGTGAAGTTCTCTCTTATACGATCAATGTGGATGGCCAGGCGTTATTTGTTGAAAAGTTGGTTGTAGCTTCTGCCAATATTGGACAGCAGCCTAAGATGTATGAGTTTATCATACCACCTAATAGCACTGTTAAAGTTCAAGCCACTGAGAGCGCCAATAAAGGGGCTATTTCGTGTATCTTAACGGGGTATCGCGTCTAATATGGCCAAAAAGGATCCTTTCAAAGAGATAATGGACAATGTTGATTGGACAAGGTTAGTCCCGATCTTACAACCTCTTATTATTTTTGGAGCCTGGTTAATTTTTTCCAAGTTTGATAAACGCGCTGATGCGGTGAGCAAATTAATCGCGATCGCGGAACCAATCCCCGCCCTGGATCTAAATGTTCCCAAGCCCGTTGTCCTGGCTTCTTTGTATCATTCAATGGAAGATGCTTTAGTAATGATGAATGCTTTAGCTCAAGCCCTGGAGGAATTGCCAGGAGTGGTATCAGAAAAACTCCAGGATCTAATTAACCAGGTAAAAAAAGAAGTGGAAGAGGCTGTTCCAGATGTTCCAGATCTTCCAGATATTCCAGACCTTCCCCCTATGTCGTGGTGGGAAAGAAGATTAAGGGAGCTTGGGTTTGATCCAAAAGGACTGGCATGACGGACGCCATGATCGCGGCGATCTGGATCTTAAGTTTTGGGTTATACTTCTTGATCTATACTTATCACATCCCCCTGATGACCCAGAAAAGGATAGAGACCTGGTTAAGATCAGAAGAAAGTGACGAAACTTTGCTTATGTCCCTGGAAGTGATCACTAAAAGGATCAGGGAACAGATGTTAATCGATTTTGAGGAATTTATGTTGCCTCAAGCGCGCGAGAACCTGCAGAAGTTTTGGTCCGGAGCAATGGGAAACGCTGCGAAAGAATTGAAAAACTCGGATCAGGGAGCGGGATTGTCTCTTTTGCATAGCCTTACCAATGAACTGGAAGGGCAGCCCTGGTATATTCAAGCGTTAGGGTCCAAATTGTTACCCGCGATCACTGAAGCTGCCAAAACGCAGACCAAACCCAAAGAAACGCAAGTTTTCGGTATGGGTCTGCAGAAGTAACGCAGCTAAACGTACCAAAAAAACACAAATCGGGGGGTGACAAGGCTCCCTAGCTTTTCCTGAGCGCCGAAATTTTCAGAATACCCCTCCTTTTCGTTGCTCTCAGCCATTTAGATCACTTTTTCTATATAAAGAAGAAGAAGAAGAAGAAAAATAAACCGTCGTACCTAGTAAAAAAAGTAAAAGAACTAGTACGGTATCAGGGGCACCTAAGTGTTTTATAAAGAGTCTGCCAATGTGTCACCGTGAATAAACCTGAATTTTGGTATGATGAGGTTGAGTGTCTGCGATGTGGACATATTGGTTTGACCAGTACCAAACACTGTAAAAAGTGCTACCAGGCACATAGGATCGAATATGCCAACTAAATTTAAAAGAAAGATGATTAAGCTTCACCCTGAAGTTATGGATTTATTGGAAGATATGAAAGAGACCCTCCATAATTTAGCATCACCTCAAAGCACCAGGGCAGAATACAAAGAACCATTGAGAAGGCCATTCTCCTGGAATGAATTTTTCA